GTCAAGTATCGTACTTTTCCGTTTTTGCCTTTAACTGGATATTGTTTTCGCGGCTTGGCATATAGATAAAGGAGGTCTGCGTTATTTTTTGGCATAACACAATCTAGAACTTGATTCTCAACCAACCACTCAGATAATGGTTTGCCATTCACCGTTATCCCATTTGATTCATGAAGGTTTTGGCTTGTCAATGTCAGGCTCCTCCGTTTTTAATCACCCCAAAAATAGATCAAATATATTATGATAGCGGCAAGGATACTTCCAACATAACCACACAAAAACACGGACCTTCAAGTGTAGTCATCCTAAATCTCCTTACTTAAAGGCGAGGTTAACTGCTCGAATAGATTCATATTTTCTGTTAAGTATCCACTCTATCACGTCGGTAAGCGGATACCTGTTCAGGACGCCCGGCAACTTCGCACAAATTTCGTTCATTTGTGCAATATCCACTTGCCGTTTTCCGCTCTCAGCCTCTGTAAGTCTTCTTGCCAATTCGCTTGTATGGATTGTCATTTTTAATCTCCTTTTTCTTGCGTTTAAGTATTCTTCTGAAATTAGCAAAGTGCCAATACCTTTTTATTGCACTGGGCTTGAAATGTATTTCTATCCTCGGTCGCAATTTCCATATTACCCAACAGACCATGCTAATTAGTTCCACGATTGATGGTTTCTTATTCTGCATTTTATAAACTCCCTTTAAATGATCTTAAACTGTGCTTCAGCGAATACCACTCTGAGTCTTCCTCCCAACTGAAGACTGGGTTTTTCGCCAGCAGCGTCTTTATACACATCGTGGATACAAGTACTCCATCATTATGATCTTCTAATAATCCTTTTTCTGGCGCCCCATCACCAGTATAACTTCTGTCAGTAATAAAAGCCATTCCAAACAAACATTTTCCATCGCCCAAATCAAAAACCACTTTTTTCTTTTCTGTCGTCATAAGGTTTCCTTCCAACAACCATTTTCTTTTATTCTGATTCTGAATTTTCAGGAGCCATCACAATGAATTCTCCTGTAACGTTAGGTACTGGTGGCGGCACAACCCACGAAGCCCAGGCGATCGAGTTGGTCTTGCATTTTTGTAATGTTCATTGTTGTTTTTCCTTTTTTTTGCTTGCACAAGGTTGTGCCTGGCTGTGGCTAATTGTTTTTCCAATATTTTAACTTGATACTCTTTCCTTTTCATATACGCTCGCAGTGCTTCGCTTTTTGCCTTATGTGCATACGGCCTTCTTGTATTACAATACATAAATCGCCAATTACGAAACATATAAGGCTCATCCTCAATCCAAAGCCCATAAGGTGTGTGTTTCTTTACAACAAAGGCATACAACTCAATACCGCTGCCATTAATTATCCCATCTTCATATCTATATAACTTTGTTCCGATTGCTGGCTTTTCATCAATTTTCATTATTTAATACCTCCATTTCGAATCGTCCGAGATATTGGCATCTTCAATATTCAGCGTCCTTATAAATGACTTTTCGGGCACAGTTAGGACAAAATTTAAACCCAAGCAAATAGGAATTCCCGCAACTTGACTCATATTTACCCCTATCGTTATTATAAGAAAACACACATTTTGGAGCTTGTTCTGTATCCTCCGCGAGCATGATGTAATCCCATGGTGTAAAGCCTGGGTGATCGTTAGACCATGAAGTTGCACCGCTTGGGTAGCAATAGCATCTACCGTTTTTGTAGGCAGCAAAATACCTGCTTCTTGAGTGTGAAAAATGTGGGGAATTACTCACAATCACTTTTGTATCGACTGGCACTTTTGACCAGTCTATTTCTTCCTGGATATCTTTGAGCCAGGATTTGCAGACACGCCAAAAACAATCTTTTTCGTTTGGGTCGCAGAAAGCATAATCATACCCACCATCCTTTACCAGCTCTATTTCTATGCGCTTACCAGCAAGGGCGATTTCATTCATTGACACAGTATAATCTGTGTTTATCGTGCTAAAACTTTCGCATTCACTTACTCCTGTAATCTCTTCTGCTGATTTTAGTATAGCTGTTTTCATCCTCAGGCCTCCAATTTTTGGTTGATGTTCATCTGTAGTCGCTTCAAAAGCGGTTTCAAAGTGCCTTCGGGTAATGCTGAAATGAGCGCACTGCAAAGATTTTCAGCTTCTGTATCAAAAAGTTTCGTAGATTCGTCCATAGACAAGGTGCCGAGTTCCGGCAGGGCGGCGGAGATATCGATGGTTCTCGCTTCACTTTTTTTCCTCCACAGGAACGAGCCTTGCATACAACGATCCGATTCATTTATTGCCTCCAATGGCGCCCTCTAAAAGCTCCGCAATGAGTATTAATATGTTTCGGTCTTTCCCTTTCCCCGCACGATACAGCGTTGATATGGCCTTGACCGCATCGCAATAATTTATCGATATGTTAATCTTAGTCAGCGGATCAGGGGCGAAACATGAGCACTCCGGCCCGTCGGCAGACGAAAACACCTCGCCGCACATCGGGCAAATGCAATTATACGCGGTTTCGTATTCAGTCATTTTGTCTCCTTTTCCGTCTATTGGCATTGTTGGACTACATGCCCTTAAACGTGCCGTCGTACTTCTTCGCTTGCTCCGCTGTCATCGGTTGTGCATTCAGCAGGATATACATCTCTTTGTACTTCTGCACTGAATCCACCCACTCAATCGGATCATCTGCAATAGCATAGCCGTAAATTATATTTCCCAGGTGTATACTGTAATATGAAATTAAGAATTTAGGCATGGTTCCATTCTCCTCTCGAGGGGCCAAATCGTGGCCAGTAATCACGCGGTACCGATCTTGTGCGTCAACGTATCGTTCGTAAAATGTTTTCGCCGCCGATTCGGCCCGCGTCACATCGTGATCCTCGCAATGCGAAAACCCATGATCACCCGGCCCGAACTCCCGGCCGCATTGCGAGCAGAATGTTTTGTCGTATTTAGGTGGCATGTTATCCTTCCCATTCCTCAAGGTATTCGACAACCTGCATGATTGTCCCCCTGGCATGGGCTACAGCCCCGGCGGCCCTTGAGGAGGTTACGAGTGGTTGCAGGACGTTTTTCAAAGCCTTCGCGTAGGCCACCATCTCTTTTTTATCCAACCACAACTCTTCTGATTGCTTAGTTTCTTTAACCTTCACGATATTACCCCTCCCACTTTTTCAATTGTTCAATCACATTGACCGACAACTTGCGATCCCCTTAAAGAAAGCTGATCTCTACACCCCGGATGGTGTTGTTGTTCCGCCCCAGCATCCACTCCATTACATCGGTCAACGGATATCCGTTCAAAACTTCCGGCAACTTGCTGACAATCTCGCTCATTTGAGCGATATCCACCTGCTTTTTCCCGCCTTCGACTTCTGTGAGCCTTCTTGCCAATTCGCCCGCGTTAATTCCCATTTTTTAGTTTCCTTATTGTTGGGGAGTTTGGCTCATTGCCGCCCTCCCCGTTTAAACTCCTCGCCTCAGCCAACCGGCAGACAATGGCCTTACACACATTGCGCCAGGCGTCTCCGACTTATAATAAACCCTGCCCGGAGGAGGACGGGCTGGGAAAAAGTAGTCCGCTTCTGGGTATAAATTGTCTGTTAAACAATCAAGATCGAATATAGCTTCAATATCGCTATCAACTACCGTAGTATAA